GGCTTTGATGTAATAAGGACTGCGCCGGGCGTGTTTGAGTTTCGCACTTACACTGGGCAACGAGGACAGAATCACGGAAGGGCAAGCGGCGATCCGAGATTGGTCGGCAAGCAATACGGCAACTTGAGTCAGGCAACGTTTGGCACTTACCATGCGGAAGAGCGGAATTGTGTGCTGGTTGCCGGGCAAGGGGAAGAAGACGCGCGGACTTTAGTTACACGTTCCAACAATAAACGGATGTTTGCAAGCAAGTGGAACAGGCGCGAGTATTTCAAAGACTCGCGGGATGACTCCACCACCGCTGCGCTTGAAGCGGATGGGGATGCGGCACTGGACGAGTTTAGACCGAAGCAGGTGCTGACTGGCACGCTGCACGACACGCCGGGAATGCAATTCGGCATCCATTACCAGTTTGGCGATGTACTCAGTGCGGAGGCGTTTGGTTATTTTGTGGACTGCCACGTGGGGAGCGTGAGGGTAAGGGTAGATCAGGACGGCGGCGAACAATTGGACATCAAGCTGCGAGGTGAGATGTGAGCAACTTCGACGAGAAGACGGTAGACCGCATCAAGCGGCTGGAAAAGGAAGTCGAGCGGCTGCGTGTGAAAGAAAAGCAAGTATTCGTTCCGCTTACCACGCCGTTGACTTCAACCGCGTGGGATGGTGACGCATTCAGCACGACTGCTAAAACTAAGATTGATTTAAGTGAGGTGTTTGGTGTTCCAGCTGGAGCAAAAGGTATATTCGTTCGACTGGTAGCGAGAGACTCTGGGAGTTCAGCTGGATATTGTCAACTTGCTTTGTCACCAAACGATACTGCTGGCAGCGTTGCCACACAGGCTTATTTGCAGGGTATCCAGAACGATGTCTATGTTTCTGTAAATGGTGTTGTTCCTTGTGACGAAAATGGTGATGTTTATTATCAGATTGTCGCAAGTGGAACTGGAACATTGGATGCCATTATTGAAATTTGGGGCTATTGGCTATGAAACCAATCATCGACATTAGTTTCTACCAAGATCCGGCACTGATCAACTACGATCTGCTGGCATCGCAGGTAAGCGGCGTGATATTGCGCGCTTGCTATTCGATCTATAAAGACACGAAGTTTGACCGGCATTACCAGGAATTTACGAGGAGGGGCGTGCCAGTGGGCGCGTACCACTACATCATCGGCTCAGCTTCCATTCAGGCGCAGGCGGACGCGTTCAACGTGGCTGTCGGCTTGAAAGACATGCGGCTCGGCTGCTGGATTGACGTGGAAGACACGCGCGCTAATACGAAGTTATATCGGAAGAACGTGCTGGATTACGCCGCGCTTCAGCCGGACATGGGCATCTATACCAGCAAGGGCGCGTGGGCGGCGATTATGGGCGGGATTTACCTCAATGACCGCAAGCTGTGGGTGGCGCATTACACAACCAACCCTTACCCGCTCTTGCCGACTGGATGGGACTCGTGGTGGCTGTGGCAGTTCACCAGTTCAGGGCGGCTGCCTGGTTACGCGGGCAACTTGGACACCAACCGCTTCTTCGGCGATGATGCAGACTTTGCTGCTTGGATTGGCGGCGAAGTTCCAGCACAGCCGGACAAACTGTTCGACGCGAAGGTCACAACGACTCCGCCTAACCGCCTGAAGACGCGTTACACCCCTGCTGGCACAGTCAGACCTGAAGCAGACTGGCTTCCATCTCAGGCGATCGTGCCGGTGTACGAGACAAGCGGCACGGGCTGGTGGAGGGTTGCACCTGAGGCATGGTCTTCCGCCACGTGGATGCAGCGAGTTGACGACAATCCGTTGCCGCCTATTACGGGCGATTATGCCTACTACGGCGCGGTCTACTCGCAAAGGGACGCGCGGTGGGCAAGTCATCCGCTCGGGACGAAGTCTACCATCGGCGCGAATGGCTGCCTGATGACCTGCGTGTCTATGGTCTGCAACTATTTCCGACACGCAAGCAATCCAATCCAATTGAACAACTGGCTCACGGCTAATGGCGGCTATCTGGACGGCAACCTGTTCCTTTGGGCGAAGGTTGAAGAACTGTATCCCGACATGAAGTTTGACGGGTTTGTGTATAACCCGACCACAGCGCAGATTAGGGCAGCAATCGAGCGCTCGGATATGGCTGGCACGCTGCCGATTATGTACGTTGACTTTGACGACTCCACGCCGTTGATTGAGATGCACTGGGTGCTCGGTATAGGGATACTTGGGGAAGACGTGCTCATCGCAGACCCGTGGACTGGCAGCATCGGCAAGTTATCAGAGATGTACCCAAAGCAGGTCATTCGTTACGGCTCGTATTCACGGAGGGCACTATGACATTCGGTTCAACATTCGGGCGCACGTTCTCGCCAACGTTCCAGCCAAAGTCGCAGGCGGCGAGTTCTGCAAGCACTTGGTGGAACTTGAACGGCACGATAACCAGTTGCGTGGCGGCGTATCAACCGAAGGGAGCGGCAAGTTTTGCAGCAAGTAAAATCAATCTGGCAAATCCCGGTACTTACGATGCCGCGAATGGCGCGGAATATCCTGACTGGGCAAGCGGTACTGGCTGGAAGTTCAATGGCTCAACGCAATATTTGAAGTGTGGATTCAAGCCAACACTACAGATTAGCTCAGTCATAATTCGATTTAATGATGTGCAGGCAAGCAACGGCGCATTATTCGGATGCTGGTACGAAGACGAGGTTCATTTCCTTATTCAACCGCGCCATTCTCAACCTGGCTGCAGATACTGGTCTGGTAATGGCTGTCTTGTTACAAGTGTTATTACATCCGGCGTGTTAGCGATGGCAGGAAATAAGGCATACAAAAACGGCACAGTAGAAGGCGGGACGATTCCAAAGGGTACAAGTTCAAAAAGTT